AATGGACATGGCAACAGATGCAATTATCAACAGCATTGAATATGTGTTTGATAAAGAAAATGTGTACAAGAAAGAAGATCACACACAAAAAGAATTGTTAGAATTCATTGAAAATTTAAGTCAAGAACAATATCTAAAACTCACACAATTCTTTGAGTTGATGCCTAAACTTAAACACAAAGTAGAATGGACTTGTAAGAGGTGTGGATGTAAAGATGATATTACCATGGAGGGGTTGCAAAGTTTTTTCGGGTTCTAATTGGAGGCGAGAATTTAGCTAGTTATTATCAGACAAATTTTGCTCTGATGCAACATCATAAATATGATCTAGAAACGTTAGAGAATATGATGCCCTTTGAACGTGAATTGTATATAATGTTATTGTCTCGGCACATAGAAGATGTGAATCAACAACAACAATTACAAGCACAACAAAGAGGAAGACGATAAATGACTACTGCTAAAGAGTATGCAAAATTAACTGAAAGCGAAAAGAAAAAAGAAGATTGGATGAACGCCAAATGGCGCCCAATGATGGGTTGGACTTACATGATAACATGTGTGACTGACTTTATTCTTTTTCCTATTCTGTGGAGCATTTTACAAGCCGCATTAAAGCAACCTGTGACTGCATGGCAACCAATCACCTTGCAGGGCGCAGGTCTTTATCATCTGGCTATGGGTGCTATCATTGGTGTTGCGGCTTTTGGACGTACACAAGAAAAACTAGCAGGAGCAAACAATGGCGGTATGCAATCCATGGGACAAACCAGCCCAACAACATTTGGCGCACCTTCGTCAGGAGGATTCGGTTCATCCAGTAGTTTTGGTGCATCAACAACGCCATCAAAACCCGCAATGGGAAAATCAGCAAGATTTGCTGAAGCCGATCCAGACTCCGTGTTTGACAGAGGATAACTAAGATGGCAACAACAGGATACGCAAGCGCACTCGGTGGTCTTGCAAAAGATGCAGTCATTGGTGCAGGCAAAGGATTTGTAGGCGGCTTGAAAGGCGCAATGATGTCCGAAGCGCCAGGTCTTACTGGTGCGTATGCTTTCGGTAAAGAACTACGCAGTCGTGCAAACGCACCAAAGATGCCTTCTGGCGGGTCTACATCTTCATCAGCAGCAAACAAACCTAGCAGTAGTAGTCCTGCTGTAAGTGGATTAGGCATAACAAACGACAAGTCTATTGTTGCTGGTTTACGTCAAAGTAATATTATAAATCTTGAACAAATTCGTCAACTAAAACAGTTGAACAACAATGTTATCAATCAATCTAAACTTTTAAAGTTTACAGTTGACGACACAAAAAGAAAAGAACAATTTGCAGAAGAGGTTGCAAAAGAGCAAGCATTTCGTGACGATAAACTATTAGAAGCAATTAGAAATATTGGCGAAGGTGGCGCAGGCGGCAGCAAGCAAGCCGCAAACGATCCGTCAAGTGGAGGATTTTTATCTAATTTGTTAGGCTCTCTTGCTGGAGGTGCGGCCGCAACTGGAATTTCTAAGTTAGTTCCAATTCTAACAGCATTTGCAGCCGCCATGCCGTGGGCAAGAATTTTAGGTATAGCGGCTCGTTTATCGGCACCAGCTTTGGCTGCCGCTGCGGCTAAGGACGCAGTAAATCCTGGTTCAAGTTCAAATACTCCTCCTAAATCAGGATTTATTGGAAATATAGTTGAAAAGGCCAGATACGAAAAGGCTATAAAAGAAGCGAAAGAAAGAGCCGCAGAAGATGCCAAAGACAAACCACGTCCATTGGACTTCGTGCCAGTTGGCAACAATCCAAATACACGGTTTAATCAAGATAATGCAACAGAAACTAAGATTAGACAAGATATTTGGGACAAAACCGAAAAAGGAAAAAGAGATCCTCTCACAGGCAAACGACTTGAAACCCTATCTAATATGCCTGCGTCAGGAAAAGTTACAAGTGTTTTCACTAACAGTCCTGAAACTAAAAGAAACTCAACAACACCTGGCATGTCAGAAAACCATAGGGGTGTGGATATTGGAATGCCTGGTGGTTCACCAGTTTTTTCTATTCTTAAAGGAGAAGTTTCCGAGGTTGATGTGTCTGGAGGTGTGCCTGACGCTAAAGGGAACAAATCAGGTTTAGGACGATTTGTTGTAGTAAAGCATCCTGGCGGGCTTGTTACTAAATATGGTCATTTACGTTCGGTTAATGTGACTGTTGGTCAGGAAGTTGGTCCCGGTATTGCATTGGGTACAAGTGGAGGTGATACAGCTGACCGAGGTAGCGGAGCATCAACAGCGGCACATTTACATTTTGAAACAATCTCAAACGGCATTCATGTTAATCCAGCAGTAATTCCTGGGCTTGAAGCATTAGGCGTAAAGGGCAGTGATGTGTTATTAGCAGGTGCGGCGGTCGGGGCTTCAATTAGTCAGACGGCACCATCGGCGGCTACTGCGGCGAGGCCCGACCTATCCAAAGGCGTTACTGGTGTGGGCGGAACGTCTTCTAATATCGACACTCTCCATAGCGTATCTAATCCTCGTTATAAACCGCCGACAAATTCACCAATATCTATTGAAGCAAATGCTCCTTATTTTAAAAAAACAGCGGAAAACCGTCAAAATGAACAAAAACTCAATGAATTAATTGCAGAAAAAAATAAACTTCAAGAAAACTTAAAAATTGATATCAATAGGACTGATGGTCAGTTTGCCGATCCTAAATTTAAAGATGGGTTAATTCAGGAATATAAAGATGAAATTAAAAAAATAGATGAGAAAATAGAAGAGACCACATCGTTTGAGATGCTGCTTGACAAAGCGGGATTCGTTATGAAGGCCAGCGTAGACGCAGCTATGAAACGACTAGAAAATTTAAGTCCAGATGAGAAAAAAGCCGCCTTTTCGAATAGTCTCGAAGAATATGAAAAAGAAATCAAAAAAATAAAAGCTCAAATAGAAGAACTAAAAACACTAACCGATACCGATCCAAAGAAGGCCAAACCCGCCGTCCTGAATTTAATTAAAGATATAAACAAATTTTTTGATAACTTTCCCGCTAAGACCTCTGTAGTACCAAAACTTGGTTTATCACAATCTGGTGTTTTAGGTGAATTCACCGGTGAACTTAGTGCAGAACAACGTGCCATATATGGGATGAATTCGCCTTTGTTTGCAAAAACAAATATGCAGGCAGACCCTAATGCACGTATTGTTGCTAGTTTAGATTCATTTTTACCGGATGGGGGGTTAACCAACATAAACAATACTGCTGGAGTTGAAGTCGTCTCCAAAGAATCAAATCCATTCGTGGCACTTATAGAAAGATTGTTAATAATTTTGCGTGGGGGGAAAAGCAGTCCGGTTAAATTTGACTCTTCTTATTTTGACGATATGCATATTAACGATTTGTTTAGAAAAACTGAAAGAGATTATAGAGTTGCATCTGATGCATCTAATAAACTTGCACTTGATTCATTTGATAAACTTGCATCTGGAACTAAAATAGCTACAAAGGAAATTGTTACGGTTGTTGCCCCAGCCACCGACAAACTGCTGGAAAAAGGACTTGGCCAAGGTAAAGGCGGCGCCGCAGTTGCCAAGCAAACTCTTGTTGCCCAAGTCGGCAGAGCAATATTAGCCAAAGCGCCACCGCCATTCAAACCAGATTATAAAAGCAATACTGACATTATTGCAGAAGCAAACAAACAATTTTTAAACGAACTTAGAAGTACGCTTACTGGTCTGACTAGAAAAGAATTAAAAGCCGCTCTTCTTCCTGACGGCGTTGGTGTATCCTTCGGCCAAGCAAATCAAGATAATCTGTTTCGTGGTGAACAGCTTAAACAAATAAACGACACCAGCAAAAAAATTAATGAAGGTGCAGTCAAACTTTTTGGTGATAAATTTGGGCCTATGTTTGCGCCTATGCTTGACAGAATGTCAACGTCATATTTTGAAGTTGGTTCGAGACTGGTCGGCCGACAACTATTCACTAGATTCGGTGAACTAGATGCTAAAGAGACTATGGGAATTACCGGGCAGGTGCTTGGAAATATTGCAGCTGGTAAAAAACAATTAGCGGCTGAACAATTATTGTTTGGTATGTCTGGAGGTAGAAAAACTGGTATTGCTTTAAATGCAGAATCTCTTTTTGCTAAGTATGGATTTGAAGATCCCGAACAAGGAATTTCATACTTTGCAGATGTGTTAGGCGAAAAGGCTACACAATACAGTGGTTTGCCGACATTAATGGGTGCAGACGATAGAAACAAATCTATAGTACGTGATCCAAGAACTAATAAATTGGTTTACGTAGACTCAGGCAAAGAAGCAAGTAAAAAAGATATAGAAGCAGGTTATGGTGGGCGTATAAGTCAGACTCCTATTCTGGGCGAAAACAATAACTACATGGAAGTACCAGGCTTTCCAGGCTCCGTGGCAGGTACAGGCGGCCCACCAGATCAGTATGCTATATTTGATCCCAATACTGGCAAAATCATTGGACGCAAAGCTGGCGGCATGACCAACTCTTCCGTCACTGGAGGTAGTTTTGGTCCAGCGGTTAGTAAAGCTACTGGAACAGTAATGACACAGTATACGAAAGTGTCAGATGGTAAGGGTGGTATGGTTGATCCAACCCGAGCAGACCTACTGGGAATTACCGCCAAAGATTACAAATTAAATGAAGAAAAGAATGCCTTACTCGCAGAGGGACAAATCGCTCTGATGAAACAAAAGGAAAGAGATGACAGAAAACTGGCTGCCGACGCTATTAAAGCGGACGCAAAAATTGCCGCAGATGCAGAGAGACAACGTGGCGATATTTCGAAGGCTGAAATAATCGAAGCCGAAGCCTACAAAAAAGCAAATGATCTTGTGACAATGGAAAGTTCTGTGAAAATAGTCGATGCAGTAATAGCCACTGGCAAAGACGGTAAAGATGGCGTTGGTTCAGGTTCAAATCCGATCGGCTTGAGGGTTTCAGGAAGAAGACCCGGACAATTGTTTGATGCAAATGTTTATGATAAAGATGGAAAAATAGATGGCAAAGATCCAATGAAAGAAATTGGAAATTTTGGATTTGACATACTTAAACTTGCTGCCGGCTCTGAGTTGACTAAAGGCATTTCAAATCCATACATGCAAACGATTACAAACTTTGCAATTCAAAAAGGAATGAATTACGCCGTTGAAGCTATAATGGGAACTGGGGGTGATGGTGGTATTTTCTCTAAAATAGGATCAATGTTTTCAAGTAGTAGTAGCAGTAGTTATGGTGGCTACGGCGGTAGTAGTAGTTACGGTGGAGTTGGTGATATTTTTTCATCCATATTTAGCTTTTTTAAAGATGGCGGTCTTGTTCGGCGCTTTTCCACGGCTGGCCCTGTTGTGGGTCCAGGAACTGGAACATCAGATTCTATACCTGCTATGTTGTCGAACGGTGAATTTGTTGTCAACGCAAAGGCTGCGGCCGCCAACATGAAATTGTTAAATGCAATAAATCAAAGTACATTACCAAAGAAAACTACAGCAGGCAGCGGCACAAATATTGATCGTGGTGGAGGCGATCCAACGCCGGGATTCTTCGATGGTATGACCAAGGAGCAACAAGCTAATTACTTTGAAGCGCATCCTACCATGGCAAAAGTTAACGGTATTATAGACGCAATACTCGGCTTCACCACTTTCGGATCGATTATAAATTTCTTTGATCCTATGGCAAAACACGAAAGGGCTGCGATCCGAGGCGGCTATTCAAGTTATAGTGATTTTAAAGATTCAATGAGCGCATTTGCGAACGCCAAAACAGATGCAGCCAAATTTTCAGGTTTAACAGGAAAGGCAGCAAAAGAGTCTGAACTTGATGCAGAGAAATCTGGCCAACAAAACACCGGCAAAGTAGGTTGGGGAAAAACAGGAGACCCAGACAAAGATGTTGGCCCACAGACAATTGAGGGAAAATTCTCTTCACTATTCGACTCAATGCCCGAATCGGGCAAGCCGGGCACTGACAGTGGCGGTCCCGTTGGCAACAGCTCCCAAGGCGGCGAAAATGGCGGTGGTCAAGGAGATGCTGGTCCGCAAGCCGAAGGCGGTTTAATCACAGGCAAAGGATCAGGAACATCCGATTCTATATTTGCTATGTTGTCTAATGGTGAGTTTGTTATTAACGCCAAAGCAACAAAGGCAAATTTATCAATACTAAAACAGATAAATTCTTATACAGGTTCAGGTTCAGTTTCAAAAGCTGAATACGATAGTAATTTATCTATAGAACCCTTTAAAAATACATTTAAAGGTTTTGCTGACGGAGGTTTAATTACTCCCAGTACTATGAACGCAGTGCCGAGACCTACTAGCAGATCACCATATATTTTATCTCCACCAACTAATAATTCATCATCAGAAAATCAAAACAATTCTTCAAATATGATTATTGGACCTAAAACATCGACAAGAATTGATAACTCAAGTGTGACGAATTTTTATAATCAAGCAAGCGGAATGATTGATTCTATAAGATCAGTAACCCCTCAAGTGGCATAAAAAAGGGGAAGCATTTTACTGCTTCCCCATAAAGTCTCACAGGAGAGACAGACTACAAAAGATTAGTCTTCAGCGAGTTTCTCAAAATAACTCAAATCTTCATCGTCATCGATAACTATATCTACAACTGTAGGTTTCTTAGCGGGTGCTGGTACCAACGTTGGTTTGGTTGACGCTGTTACTGGTACGTTAGGTTTAGTGGAGTAGTAATTATCTCCAGCAGAACCATCTTCAAGCCCAAGCACTTTGTTCAAACGTGCTTTCAATTCATCATAAGACTTAAAGTTCTTTTCGTCTAAGAATTCAGACAATTTGTACTCTTGTTTCCAAATACGTTCCATGTCATCTTCGTCACTAGACAAAGGTGCTGGTGTTTCAAACTCAGACTTATCATAGTTCTGATAGCCTTCAACTTTACGAATCTTCAACTTGAAGTTCGCACCTTCCCAGAGGTCAAATGGATTGACAGCAGTTTCATCTTCAAACTCAGGATTCATCTTTTCGTTTAACTTGTCAAAAATCTTCTTGCCAAATTTAAACAATTTAACTGTTCCGTCATTGTCAGAATTTGCAGGGTCTTTGACAATGTAAATGTTTGCAATATACTGCAACTTACGTTTTTGTTTACGTGCAATATCTTTGTTAGCATCAGAACCAGAGTTCCAAAGAATGCCGTTGTGTTCGGACACTGGATCTTTCTTGTTGAGTGTAGTCAACGAATTTTCAATGTACCATCCACCAGGACCTTGAAACGAGTGCTGAAATAATTGAACCCAAGGTACATCTTCGCCTACGGGTGCGGGAAGAAAACGAAACGTTGCGAATCCGTTGCCTGCTTTGTCTACTGTGGGTTTCCAGAAGCGGAGGTCTTCGTAAGACTTCTTACCTTCTTCTTTGTTTGAGAGTTTGGAAACTGCGTCTGTGAGTTTTTCCAAATCTTTGGTGCGTGACTTTTTCAAATCTGCAAATGATGATGATGCCATA